TTTGTACACAAAGTTCATTTAAGAGAACGTGCATATGATAGTTCAAATAAAGAATATCTTAATACACAAGGAAAAAATTATACTGTAGAAAGAATTATGCCTAGTCCATATACACTTAATATAAATGTTGATATATGGAGCACTAACACAGAACAAAAATTACAAATTATGGAGCAGATATTAATGCTCTTTAATCCAAGTTTAGAAATACAAACCACAGATAATTATGTAGATTGGAGCAGTTTATCTGTTGTAGAACTTACAGGAGTCACTTTTAGTAGTAGAGCAATTCCAATCGGAACTGAATCAGAAATAGACATAGGACAGTTGAGCTTTACAACACCTATATACATTAACTTACCTGCGAAAGTAAAAAAACTTGGTGTAATAACAAGTGTTGTAATGAGTATATTTGACGAATCTAAAGGAACTATTGATTTAGGTAATAGTATTCCACAACTAATGGCGTACAGTGATGCAGAATCATCACACCCACAAATGGATAAAGCAAATGATAGAGTTGTACGTAGTGGTATAAACGCTGGTACAACAACATATAAAGATTATGATATTTTAGTTATGAACAACATTGCACAAATTGTAGACAGAGGTGTTGTTGGTAGTGTGCAATGGGACGTAGTCACCGAAGCTCTTCCTGGTGTTTTTAGAACAGGATTATCTCAAATACAATTAAAAAGAAAATTACTTTCAGGAGAAGCAGGAAGTATTAGTGTAAATGCAAGTGTGGCAATAAATGAATTAGATAGAACTAAATTAATTTTAACATATGATGCTGATACAATACCAACTAACACTGATTTAAATTCACCTAGTGGACGAAATAATACAGGATCTGTAGATTACATAGTTGATCCTTTGAAATTTAATCCAGCAACAGCAAAAACAGCCGGTCTGAGATTGTTACTGCTGGGAGCAATCAACACAAGTGCAAATGTAGGTGGCTTAATGACATATGGACAAGATCCATCCGACGGAAGTAGTCAAGATCCATATGATGGTCCAGATGCTTGGAAAAACACAGACGGATCCGATTTTGTAGCTGGAGAAAATGATGTAGTTGAATGGGATGGTACAAAATGGTACATTGTTTTTGATGCTAGTGCAGATTCAGGCACTACAACCAAGTACATAACCAATCTAAATACAGGTGTCCAATATAGATGGACTGGCACAGAATGGATACTGTCATTCGAAGGTGAGTATCAAAAAGGCACTTGGCGACTCATTTTTTAAGTAAATATTTTCATGAGTGAAGAAATTATTTGTAGTGGTGCCCTCTTCTATTGTTTAAAAAGCAAAAGATTTTTATTATTACACAGGACACAAAGCAAACAAAAAAATGTATGGGGATTAGTAGGAGGTACAAACGGAAAAAATGAATCTCCTTGGCCAGCACTACAACGTGAAATAAAAGAAGAAATAGGTGCTCTACCTAATATAGTTAAAACTATTCCGTTAGAAACTTTTGTAAGCACAGATTCAAAATTTCATTTTCATACTTATTTGTGTGTTGTGAAAGAAGAATTTTTACCACAACTGAATGAAGAACACGACGGCTATGCTTGGGTAAGTTTCGGCAAATGGCCTAAGCCATTACACATGGGATTGAGAAATACTTTACAAAATAAAACAAACCAAACAAAACTACAAACGGTTTTTGACCTGATAGGATATTTAGAAAATGAGACGAATTAACGATATTACAATAGTAGGTGGTGGATCTGCGGCTTGGTTGGCGGCAACATACATACAAAATAACTTTTGGGATTTGCCTGTTACAGTTATAGATAAAGAAATAGGCAATCCTATTGGAGTTGGTGAAGCTACCGTACTTACATTTCCTTACTTTCTAAGACAATGTGGTATAGATCTTCCTCAATGGTTTAAAAATGTAGACGGAACATACAAAGCAGGAATTGATTTTCCACATTGGAAATCACCAAAAAATAGAGTATGGCATCCTTTTTATTTGAATAGATCATATTTTGATTTGAAGACTACACAATATGATATTTGGGCTCAGAAACAAGAACAAGATTTTCGTAAGACTGCATTACCTTGTTTTGATACAATTATGCAAGACAGATTAGACATGTATAATAGTTTTGAAACTCTGGCTTATCATATTGACGCAGGAAAACTTGTAACAGAATTACAAAACATTTGTTCCCGCACAGTTAGAACTATTAAAAGCGATGTAGTGAATGTAAATAGAGACAAAGACGGGTATATAACCAGCCTTGATCTAAAGAATGGTGCAACACATGTATCTGACTTTTACCTAGACTGTACGGGCTTTATATCGCTTTTAAAACACCGAAAAAAGAAGGAATTAATGTCTAACGGTAGACTGTTTACTAACTCTGCCGTGGCTGGTCATGTGCCTTATGAAGACTTTGAAAAAGAGTGTACACCTTACGTAAAATGTCCTGCCGTTGACCACGGTTGGATTTGGAAAATACCTGTTCAATCTAGAATAGGTTCAGGATTAGTATTCAATAGAGATATTACAGATCCTGATACTGCTATGCAGTATTTTAGCGATCATTGGAATGGGAGAATAAAACCAGAAGATTTAAAACTAATTGATTGGACACCTTATTACAGCGAAAATTTTTGGGAAAAGAATGTTGTATCAATTGGCCTAAGTGGAGGATTTATAGAACCATTAGAAAGCACAGGGTTAGCGAGTATGACTACTGGTGTGCAGGAATTAGCAAAACATATACCTCAATATGTATATTATGATAACGATATACAGACTTATAATCAAACCATGATGAGTTGGTATGACGATGCAGTGGATTTTGTTGGAAGTCATTATGCTGACACAGAATGGGACACAGTATTTTGGAATTATGTAAAAGAAATGCATGTCAAATCCGAAAAACATTTATGGTATGAAGAATGGTTAAAAGATCCTCAAAGATCATTCTATAGTGACGTATCTAGCAATACTTTGTTTCATCCACAAAATTGGCAATTATGGTTAATTCAAATGGGATATCCTGTAGAAAAAGATTTAAACAGATTATCCCCAATGCAAATAGATTTTGCAATGTCAGAATTTAAGAAAGCAGAAGAAATAAGACTAAGAACTAGCATATCACATGTGAACGCAATTGAAACTACTAACATGGGTCTTGATTGGTTCAAAACATACAAAGGACAAAGAGAAGGTTTCATGATATGAAGATAGTCGTTGTTGGAGGCGGAACTGCTGGATGGCTGGCGGCCTTAATGATATCAAAAATCAGACCTGAACATAATGTCACAGTGATAGAAAGTTCTAAGATTGGTATTATTGGTGCAGGAGAAGGTAGCACAGGTTCTTTAACAAATATAGTGCAAAATGAAATGTGGAATTTAGGTTGCGTTGAACAAGACTTTGTAAAAGAGTGTGATGCAACTTTAAAACTTGGTATCAAACATATTGGTTGGAATAAAGACACAAAATCCCATTACTATGGACCTATTGATGGATCTCCAACTAGTGGAGATGTTGTTGACATTGTATTCCAACATGCATTAGGTTATCGTGAACAAGATTTACTACATGTATCAACTGAACTTGGATATAAAATTGAACATAATAAAAACAGTTTTGTAGAAGATAAAGGTAATCATGCATATCATTTTGATGCCCATAAAGTAGGGCAATATTTTAAAAAAATATCAAATACAGCAAAACATATTGATAGTGAAGTAGAACATGTAGAAACAGATCCTGAAAACGGTTGGGTAACAAAATTAAAATTAAGCAACGGACAATCCGTTGAAGGTGATATGTTTATTGATGCAAGTGGCTTCAATCAGATATTAATGAAAGCTGTTGGTAGCAAATGGAAAAGTTACAAAAATAATTTGCCTGTAAATTCTGCATTACCATTTTTATTACCATATGACGAAGATGAAAAAATTGAGCCTGTCACCAATGCTTGGGCTCAAAAAAATGGTTGGTGTTGGCAGATTCCAACATTGAATAGAAGAGGTTGTGGCTATGTGTTCTCTGATGATTTTGTTACACCTGAAAAAGCTCAAGAAGAATTAGAACAAAATATAGGAAAAAAAGTTGAACCAATTAGACTTTTAAAATTTGAAAGTGGCAGACAAGAAAAACTTTGGATTAAAAATGTTTTGTCTGTAGGATTATGTGCCGCTTTTGCTGAACCTTTAGAAGCGACAAGTATACACACTACTATTTTTCAACTAAAACATTTTGTTTTTGGTTGTTTAGGCAAAGATAGAAATGAAACTTGCAATGACGGCCAAATAAATGATTATAACGATAAAAATGCACATTTATATGACACCCTAAAAGATTTCTTAGTAGCTCATTATACTTGTGGACGTAATGATACAGAATTTTGGCGTTATATAGACAGTGGTGAAACAGCAACAGACTTTGTAAAAACAATGCATGAGGTTTGTAAAAATAGAGTACCTAATCATACCATGTTTCCTAGGCATGAAGGGTGTGCTGGATGGCCGTTATGGAGTTATGTACTTGCAGGCACTGGCAAATTAACCGATAAAGTTTGTAGAAGAGAATTGCACTTCAATAATGATGTTAAGATTTCTGATACTGCTTATGTTTATCATGTTTCTCAACATGATAATAAATCGATTAATTTACCGGACAATACAAAATTTATTAGAGATATGCAATGATAAGAATATATGGCGATGTTATGCTCGACAGGTGGATTGAAGGAGACTGTAACAGGATTAGTCCCGAAGCTCCAGTTATTGTAATCAAAGAAAAAACATTTATAGACAGCATAGGTGGTGCGGGAAATTTAGCTAATAACTTAGGAAATATTAATAAAAAAGAAGATGTAGTATTGTATGGAAGTGTGGCTTTAGATACAGAAGGAATGATTGTTCAAGATATACTAGAAGAAACAAATGTTACAAATAAAGTTTGCACAGATGCTTTAGTTACTACAACTAAAACACGCTTTGTAGGACAAGGCGGTCAACAAGTTCTAAGATGGGATAGAGAAACAGAATATGAAAATGAAACTCCCTTTGATTCTTTACTACAAGATATAAAAATAGATGATATTGTTTGTGTAAGTGACTATGCAAAAGGCACAGTCAAAGCAAATACAATAAATCAAATTTTTAGGAAATGCAAAGTTTTAGTTGATCCTAAACAAGAGGATTATTTTTATGATGGAGCATTTCTTGTCAAACCAAATATGTCAGAATATAATGAATGGTTTGGCGAATTTGATGAAATAGATGCAACAAACATAATGAGAAAACATAATTGGCAATGGTTAGTAGTGACTGATGGTGCAAATGGTATGCATGTGCTTTGTGAAGATAGTAGATATCAACATTTCAAAGAACCAGCAAACCAAATAGTTGATGTTACGGGTGCTGGTGATATAGTTTTGGCTGTTATCGCACATCTTTTACACCAAGGTAAAGACGTTTTCGAAGCATGTGAAATAGCTTGTTACGCCGCCGCTAGAGGAGTAGAACGTCGTGGCACTAGTATTATAACCAAAAAAGATTTACGTAAAAAAACTACAGTTTGGACTAACGGAGTATTTGATGTCCTACACAAAGGACATCTTGAATTACTTAAATTTGCACATAAACAAGGTGATAAACTTATAGTAGGTATTAATAACGATGCCAGTGTAAAACGCTTAAAAGGTGAAACTAGACCCATTAATGATGTTAACGAACGTAAATCACAACTTGAATCATTACCGTGGGTGGATCAGGTTGTAGTGTTTGATGAAGATACACCATTAAATAGTATTATGTCATACAAACCTGATGTAATAGTCAAAGGAGGCGATTACACAGTGCAAACAGTAGTTGGTCATGAACTTGCAGAAGTAGTGATATTTCCAACAATTGAAGGTATCAGTACAACAAACACAATAGGTAAAATTACACAATGAAGATTTTAGTCACTGGACACAAAGGCTTTATAGGAAGCCACATGTCTCAATATTTGTTACACAAAGGTCATGAAGTAGAGGGATTTGACTGGGTAGAAAATGTGGTGCCTTCTGTTGAACAGTACGATTGGGTAGTTCATTGTGGCGCTATTTCTGATACTACTGAGAGAGATATCAACAAGGTTTGGAAACACAATTATGAATTTACTATGCGTCTTCTACAAATTTGTGATAATTATCAAACAAATATTCAATTAGCTAGTAGTGCCTCTGTGTATGGTCCTAATAAAGACTTTAACGAAGAAGATCCCTGTTATCCTCAAACACCTTATGCTTGGAGTAAATTTTTAATTGATAAATTCTTACTTGACAATGGAATAGATAGATTTAACATGTTGGTGCAAAGTTATAGATATTTCAATGTGTATGGTCCTGGAGAAGGACACAAAGGTGATCAAATGAGTATGGTAAGCAAATTTCAACAACAAGCATCAACAGATGGAAAAATCAAGCTATTTAAGAACAGTGACAAATATAAAAGAGATATAGTTTGTGTATATGATCTTGTACGCATACATGAAGAAATGATGCATCAAGATGTAAGTGGTCTGTATAACCTAGGTACTGGTAAGGCAGTAGACATAGAAAGTATTGCAAAGATTGTTGCAAATGAAACCGGAGCAAAAATAGAATATATTGACATGCCCGATCATTTAAAAAATCAATATCAGGATTTTACTTGTGCGGATAATGCCAAGCTACATAATACTATACCAATTAGACATTGGATCACACTAGAAGAATACTATAAGGATATTGTTAATGACCGAAAGACTTGAAGGTAAAGTAGAAAAAGGTTGGGGTTATGAGTTGATTTGGGCTACCAACGACAAATACTGTGGCAAAATCATGGTATTTGAGAAAGTAGGATCAAAATTTAGTTTACACTTTCATAAAGAAAAAGATGAAACTTGGTTTGTAAATAATGGAAAATTTTTACTTAGATGGATTGATACAAAAACATCTAAGATTTACGAACAAGAATTGACACAAGGTATGACTTGGCATAATCCTCCTTTACAACCACATCAACTAGTATGTATGGAAGCAGGAAGTAGCGTTACCGAAGTTAGTACTGCTGATTCTGTTGAAGATAATTATCGTATTGCACCTGGCGACAGCCAAGGTGATCAGGAAATTAAGCCTGAGCCTCGCCCCACTTAACAATAATATTTGCTGTAGTAGTAGCACCTTCTGTCTTGTATATATTGACAGCTAATACATCAGGTCCATTTGGAAAAGTACCACGTCCACCTAGTGTAGTATTAGTCAATTCTTTCAATAGCCCAAGATCTAATGTTGATCTTTCTCCTGGTTGTGCAATGAATGAAAATACTGTTTCGCCTGGTTGTGCATACGCAGGTTGTTCGAATGTAAAGTTTATCAAGTCACCTGGTGAAGTTGTTCCTGAAAATGAATTATTAAAAATTACTCTGTAGTATTCAATACCAGATCCACTTTGATTACCAAATAATAAAGGTCCTTGTACCTGTGATACATATGATCCTGCTGGTATTTTAATATCATTTTGGTCTGTTGGAGCACCTCCTGAATCACCAATTAGAGTTCCTGCTTTTGCTCCAGTGGCATCCCATACTGACTTGAGGAAAAATTGTTGAGCTGAATTGACTTGATCTCCACCTTTTCCAAATCTTTGAGAAGCTCCGTAACTTGAACCACTGCTTGGATTTTGTGAAAATACAACTTCTACAAAATTTGGGAAATTTGATACCGCCAGCACGGTGGTACCTGCTGGAAAATAGTTGTTGCCAGAAGTATTTACAGCATCACCTACATTAATATTACTTTCTTCCCAACCATTAGCTCCGAATCTTTGAAAATAAAAGTTATTGTAACCTGTAGAGAATCTGTCCCAATTGATAAGTGCCACGTCGGCAGTAACGGTTGGCATTACTGCACCAGTAGTATAAGTAGAACTTGCCCCACCTGCCCAAGATATACCTCCTCCAGAGGCAATCTGTGCAAAGCTAGGTTGTCCACCTTGTGCCAATCCTGATAATCCTTGCCAACTTACATCTCCTGGGTTTACTGGATAGTTTTGTGGATTTAAAATACCTTCAATAACAATACCACCTGTGATTGGTGCATTTGCATTGTCTGGATCTATTCCGTCTGATGTCAGCTCTAATCCTTGCATTAGTAACTGAGCTCTGTTTAAAAGTTCTCTATCTCCTAAATCTCCAACAATAGCATTGGATACACTAGGTGCCAATCTTAGTAAGAAAGCAGTCTGTCTTGTTGTGCTAACTTCGATACCAGGCTCAGTATAATTAAAGATGTAACCTCTATCT